TAGAAATACACATATCTTGTAAGTGCGGCTGGAATGAGTCCTATCTAGTAGATCAAGGTAAGAAGGAAAGAAGGTAGTGAGCGAGAGAAGTATATGTTTGAGGAGGAGTGAGAACATGACCTCTGATCTTCGAGATCTTCTTAGAGCTATAGCTGTGTTAGTACTCTCAGTGTGTGTATTTCTACTGGCTAAAGGTGTTTCAGAGCTGAAGGGAGAACTAAAGGACCTCACTAGTCATTATAAGACCATTCAGAAAGAGGTTGAGTATCTTCGAGAGGATAATCAGAATTTAAGAGATGAGCTTAACCACCTTAAAGAAGAGGGCATAGATGTTAATATTAAGATAGAAGACTTATTCTCTAGCGCGGAAAGGACAAGCATGACTGTCACTGCCTATGCACCATTAGACCCCAATGCAGTACCTGGGGTCTGTTTTTCAGGTGATCCGAATGTAACAGCTAGTGGAGAGAGACCCATACCAGGTGAAACCGTAGCTGCAGCTTTACCCTTTGGTACGGTTCTATATATAGAGGGTATTGGTCTTAGAAGAGTAAATGACCGAGGTGTGGGTCCAGGAAGAGTCGATGTTGTAGTTAACACTCGTGCTGAGGCTTTTAAAATTGGCCGGAGTCAGCGAAGAGTAATAATCTTAGGGACGTATGATAGGACATGACTCAGGAGAAGAAATTCCGTAAGACCATAACAATTAGGGTAACTTATATTGATGAGTTTGATTTTGACTGGAGTGTAGACCAAGGTGGTATACCCACTGGACTTTTGAAGAAAATATTGGAAGCGGAGCTCGTTCTAATTAAACAAAACGAGGAGTCTAACCCTGGTATAACTAAAGGTACTAGAGTAATACATGGAATTAGAGGTCCGGGGGTAGTAAGGACTGTTACGAGTACAGGTAAGAGAGTATACGTTAAGTTCGATAACGACCCTATAGTCAGGTTAGTCGACCCAATGTTATTAACTATAGAGGAGGATATACCCTATGAATAGAGAACTCATTTTGAAGAAGGGGGGTGCAAAGCGTGAGTAACTACGCTATTTTCGGAATTGGTGTTGTGGTCGGGGTATTCTTGGGAATCTTCCTGCTAGGCCTGGCTATCGGGGTTGGCCAATTCATCTACTTCGGAGGTGGCGGGGATGAGTAAACGTAATAAAGGCGGAAAAGATTGTTACGGCTGTATACACCTAGAAGCACGGCCAGATGCCGCGGGTGGGGGAACATATCATTGTGCATTATTACATCCTAGCATCGTAATTGGCGAGTGGGGGCACTGGACGAAGGTAAGGGATGGCCCGAAGGAGCTTGATGGCTGTTGGGAAAAGGTAGAGCGGCAGTTGAGAGTTTTGAACGGGGGCAAACGGGGGTGAATGGGTGAAGAAACCTTTACAGACGGAGGCAAAAAAAGAGAATCGCGTAGTATCGGATTGGCTTTTATATTACCATGAGAGACGAAGGGTTTTAATATTAGGGTGAAGGGTGAGGTAAATGGGAGACACCTGCAGGGAGTGTAAATATTATAAGCCCGACTATGGTTTTTGGACGGCTACTGGGTGGACAAGAGATGGTTCAACTGGCTTCTGCAATATTGAGCCGAAACCAATAGCAGTTGATACTAACCGTCCTGCTTGTCGGTATTTTGAACCAAAGTGATTATGTTGGGGCATTGGACGAATGTAAAGGATGGGCCGAAGGAGATTGATAGCTGTTGGGAAGGGGAATCTAGCCAGGCGTGTGAAATCGTGGAGAGGAAGGAATGGCTCGCTCAAGAAATATAAAGCCGGGTTTTCCTAAATGACGAGTTAGCAGAATGTGATCAGCTCGCCGGCCTTTGGTGTATAGCCGACGGAGAAGGACAGTTAGAGGATAGACCAAATTTGAGTAAAGCGAGGAATGAGAAAGTATGAAAGGATTGCAAAGCGTGTACAACCAGATAACAAACATTTTAAAGGAAAACAATGTGTTGATGATTACTACATCGCCAAGACCATATTTGATTAAAAAAGATGACGAGGAAAGGATTAATGCGGAAGCAGAGGATTTATTTAAAAAATGCAAAATCGAAGAATACAAGTCAAAAATGAAAGAAAAAGAAGCGTACAAATTATATCTTGATGAGGCATATAAATACACGAATTTTTACGAGGAAGGAGATGAGTAAGATGAAGCGTTGTCACTGCCAATAAAGCAAATTACTGAATGGATTGTCTATATATTTTTTTTGTTTTGGGGGAGGGGGGGTTTACACTAGTTAAGGAGTATGATATAATGTAGGATGAAATAGTACGGATATATCTATTTTATTCAGATCTTTGACAAGGTTGTTTGGGAGAGGGAGAGTCTAAATGAATACTAAGAGTCTACTTGTAGAACAGCCGAAAGAATATAATAACAAGCCAGAGCTACTTAGCCTTGACGAGAGGAAAATTAAGCTAGCTGAGTATATATCTCTTGGGTATAAACCTACTCAGATCGCAGAGATATTAGGTGTTTCTGTCGGCTGGGTTAGGACAAACAAGAAAGATCAGGCTGTTACTAAGTTAGTCTCAGAACTCCAAGCTGAAGCCTTAGACTCTGCTAGGAAAAAAATCATTGATAATACTCAGAAAGCCGCAGAGAAGATCATTTTCCTTATGGAACAGTCTAGCGATGAAAGAGTTCAACTAGCAGCAGCTAAAGATCTGCTCGATAGATCCGGTATTAAAGATAAAGACTCCCAGGGTCATAGTGGAAATACTATTAACTTTAATTTCTCTCAGATGTCTATGGACGAGTTAAAGATCGCGATTCTTACAAGAGTAAAGAACTTAGGATGGGACGGGACCGTAGGGGATGTCTAAGATGGAGGCCTTAAACCTAGACCATATCACTAGCTTAGAAGAGCTGCAAGAGCTACATCTAGCTGTAATGGAACAAGAAAGACGCCGAGGCTTAGAGGATCTATACTTCTTCAATAAATACATCCTTAATTATAAAGATATGGAGCCTAAGACACATAAACCGCTCTGTATGTTTCTAGATTATAAGAGTAAGAAGCGAAAGAAAATGATTCAGCTACCTCGAGGCGTCTTTAAGAGCTCGATGGTAACGATTGGGTATAGTATCAGAGAGGCTGCTAAAAATCCTAATATCAGAATATTAATCGATAATGAGGTCTATGCTAACAGCAAGGCCTTTTTACGGGAGATAAAATCCCATATAGACGACCCTACTATTCAAGAGTACTACCCCCAACTAACACCTAATAAGATGATAAATGACGGCTTTACTGAGAACAGTGTTATTGTTAAAGGTCGTACAAAACACATGAAGGAGCCTACGATCTCCTGTGCAGGGGTCGATCAGATTAAGGTCGGGATGCACTACGACTTAATTATAATGGATGACTTGGTCTCTAATAGAAACGTTGGTAATAAAGAGCAGATAGCAAAGGTCATCGACCATTATAAACTGGCTCTATCACTTCTAGAGCCTGATGGGATTCTGATTATTATTGGTACTCGTTACCACTATGCTGACCTATACGGATATATTACAGATAATGAGTATGATAGCTTTGATCACTTCGTTGTTCCGGCTACTCTAAAACAGGAACATGCTGAGTTCCTAAATCTAAACTTTCCCGAATTAGGTCACACTTATCGGGAAGGAGACCTAATCTTCCCGGAGAGATTAACTCCAGAGTTTCTCGCGGAGCAGAAGAAGTCCCAGGGTACCTATATCTACAACTGTCAGTATGAACTGGATCCTGTAGACCAAGAGAATGCTGACCTCAGTAAAGAATGGCTACAATATTGGCGGGGGTCTTTAAGAAGAAAACCTACGGGGGAAAGAGAACTAGTAATAGATTGGTTGGGTGATCATGATAAGAATATATTACAAGGATACACCTTCCCAATCTCTGTACCCATTAAATACGTACTAACCGCTTGGGATCCAGCAAATAAGAAGAAAAAGAGGTCAGATTATACGGGTGCTAGCACAGTCGCTATCTCGAATGAAGGTGACTGGTTCGTTCTAAACTTCATAGAAGATAAATTCAACCCCAGAGAGATAGTTGATGCTATCTTTGAGGAGCAAGAGCGATTTGAAGTAGACATAACAGGGATCGAGGAAGAGGGTAAAGAATCTATTAAGTTCTATCTCATAGAAAAGATGAAGCAAGAGAATAGATTCTTCCGTCTAAGGGAGTTAAAATCTAAAGGGGTCAAGAAAGAAGTTAGAATAGCTGGTAGATTAGTACCTCGGTTTGAGCATAAAAGAGTCTTCCTACCAATCAATCTCCATAGGAGAACTTGGGATGGGAGGGTAATAGATCTTACAGAGTCTTTCGAAGAGGAGTATCTCTACTTCCCGGTTCCAAAGAAAGACAACATCATAGATTCTCTAGCATACATTGAAGACCTAACCCCTAAGAAGGGTAGAGCTACTGACGGTGGTAAGAAGCGAAGAAGGGGTAAGTCTAGGATTATCAGCGGTTAATCATGAGAGGGTGTATGTATGTCTAAGAAAATTAAGGCCAAGATCATAAAACAAGATAAGGTGATAGAGTATAAAGGGTCTAGTCAAATCTCAGACCCTTTTTCTGAGATTTATAGTAGTGAGGGTCTCTTAGAGCCACCATACAACCCTCTATACTTAGCCCAGTTAGGGGAGACTAGTAATATCCTTAGGCCACTCATAGATGCCTATAAAACTAATATTACTGGTTTTGGGTATAGCTTTAGATGGTTAATTGATATGGAATCAGAAGAAATTGCTGAAGAGATACGAGAACGAGCTAAGAAGGAATGGTTAGCCTTAGAGTTCTTCTATAACCATTGCAACTTTGACCAGACCTTTACGTCCCTCACAAAGAAGTTTATCGCTGATAGAGAGACTATCGGCTGGGGCTGTTTAGAGGTTATTCCTCGAGGTGATGGTAAGCCAGGTGGATTCGAGTATATCCCTGCACACACTATTAGACTAACGAAGCTAGATCCACAACCCCAACGGATACCAATAACGACCATCGGTATTAATGGTGAACCTGTTAGAATAACTTATACTAAGAAATTTAGACGGTTCTGTCAAATGACCGAGGAAAATGGTCGGAGAGTCTGGTTTAAAGAGTTTGGTGACCCTAGACGATTAAGTAAGACCACAGGTAAATTCGAATATGAGATGGGCGGGGAAAAGATACCGCCGGAAGATCTAGCTAATAGTATTATATACGACGCTATAGCCGTTAGCTACACACCCTATGGTATTCCCAGATGGATGGGTACACTCATTGGTACATTAGGGTCTAGAAAGGCTGAGGAGCTTAACCTTCGCTATTTTATCCAGGGTAAACACATCCCAATGGCTGTATTAGTTAAAAATGGAAGCTTAACTGAGAGTAGTGTAGAGACCCTCCAAGAGTATGCTAATCAAATGAGAGGTGTTGAGAACTCTCATGGGTTCCTAGTCTTAGAAGCTGATGCCTCTAGTGATGAACTAGACACCTTTGATGGCAGGGCCCCTTCTACTGTAGACATAAAACTCCAGCCACTGACTCAAATCCTACAACGAGACGCACTCTTCCAAGAGTACGATAAGAGTAATAGAGATAAAATGAGAGCTTCTCTGAGACTACCCCCAGTTTATACAGGGGAAACAAGAGACTATACAAGGGCAACTGCTGACACAGCTAGGTCTATCGCAGAAGAGCAGATCTTTAACCCTGAAAGGATAGAACTAGCTGAGAAATTTAATAAATTACTGAATTTCCATCTAGATATCCGATATGTTGGCTTATACTTTAAGTCCCCAGATCTATCTAATAAGAAAGAGCTAGCGGAAGCTCTCAATCCATACATCAGAGCCGGGGCTCTCACACCGAATATGTTAATCTCTTCTGTATCAGATCTTCTAGGTATAGAATTCGAACAAATCCGAGAAGATTGGGGTAATAAACCGCTCCAATTAGCTATTGAGGAAATAAGACGCGGTGTTAATGTAGGGAGCTCAGCAGGGAAGAAGAAAGCCCCCTCTGTAGTGGACCACTCCATAAAAGTAGGTGAAGAGGGTGAGCTTGAGGATCCCAAGGATATTCCATAGGATCTGGTTAGGTCCTAGACCAATGAGTAATAAATATCTTCTATTCGAGGAGACTTGGAGGGCTCATCACCCCGATTGGGAGTTCAAGCTCTGGACAGAGAAGAATATGCCTCCTCTGAGGAATCAGCGGATATTCGATCTAGAGCCTACTTATGCTGGAAAGTCAGATATAGCTAGAATAGAGCTACTCTACAATTTCGGTGGGGTCTATATAGATACTGACCTGGAGTGCTTAGGTAATATAGAACACCTAATACAAGATATAGATGCTTTCGGTATGACCGGCTGGACACATGATGGTTCTGTAAAACTAGCTAATGGTTTTATAGGTAGTATCAAAGAATACCCTCTCTGGGACGAGGCTATAGATCGTTTAGAGAGTCATTATATGCTATATAGGCAGTCGGAGTCACTCTTTAAGAAAACCGGGGCTGACTTGCTCAATACTCTCCTCCCCAAGTATGGAGCTAAATTACTCCCCCAAGTATGTGTCGTAGAACCCATATACGACCAAAAAGTCAGCCCCGAGACTATTGCTATTCATTACGCTCATGGTAAGGACCTAGGTTATCGGAAACAACCTAAAATAGACTTCTTATCTACGGCGCCTCATTATTTTGATCATCTATACCCTGTTTGGGAAGCTTTACCAGATGACCTAAAGGGTACATTCTACGTTGACGACGTACCTTTTAAATCCTCTGATAGAATCCGAGAGAGAGGTATAGACTGCGTTAGTATAAGTGCAGAGAAGCTCGTAAGGAATCCTAACCCTATTGTTGTAGCTGGTTTGAATCCTAAACTCAGATCTAACCCGAACTTAATCCTACTTAACCATGGGGCAGGTCAAACTTATCTAAATAAAGGTAAACACCTTCACCAATCTTTCTCCGGGGGTCCGGATAGAGACAATATATTATTATTCCTAAACCCTAATAAGAGAGCTTATGAAGCTGACTTACAGGCCTACCCTCTCGCATCCCACGCTATGATAGGCTGTCCTAAAATTGATAGCTTCCTCAAGAAACCAAGACCCAGTAATGATATACCTGTAGTAGCTATATCGTTCCATTTTGATAGTAGAGTCTGCGAGGAGACGAGAACTTCTTTCCCTTATTATAAAGATGCTATAGCCCAACTAAGTAGAGAGCCCGGGATTAAGCTTCTAGGACATGGTCACCCTCGTATAATAGACGACCTAATTCCTTTCTATGAGGCACTAGGAGTAGAGATCGTGAGGGATTTCGAGGAAGTAATTGAGAGGGCCGATCTCTATGTTTGTGATAATAGTTCTACAATTTTCGAGTTCGCTAGTACAGACAGACCAGTTCTTCTATTAAATGCACCCTGGTATAGAAAAGATGTAGAACACGGTCTTAGATTCTGGGAACATGCTGATATAGGTATTCAGTGTGATTATCCAGCTGATCTCCCGTATCTAGTAAGACAGGCCCTAGACGATCCTGAGGAGGTAAAACTTCGTAGACGGGAACATATAAAAGATGTCTACGCAGTCTTAGACGGTACTTCTAGCCAAAAGGCTGTAGAAGCTATCCTAGAATTACTAGATAAATTGGAGCGAGAAAGAAATATTAGATACTATGCTACTTTAGTGGGGGCCTCTAACTACTATCTAGGTAGGATTCTGTTCCGTAAAGGAGTAGAGGTTAAAATAAATAAGTCCCTATATGAGAGGCTTCTAGGTAGTCGTTACTTCTCATTAAGAAAGGAGGATGGGAATGTCTAACGCGGTCACATTCTCTAAGCAATATGTCCCTATTATTAAACTCGATTCTGAACGGAGACTTATCAAGGGGGTTGTATACGAGCCTAATACTCTAGACGCTCATGGTGACTGGATGACTCCGGAAGACATCGAAGAAACAGCTCACAGATTCATGAAGGAGCTTAAGCAACAAAACGTTGATACTAAGCATGATCTTCAAAAAGTAGATGCTTATGTATGTGAGAGTTACATTGCTAAAGCTAATGACCCAGAAGGATATCCTGAAGGTGCCTGGGTTGTTGTTATTAAAGTAGACGACGATGATGTTTGGGCAGGTGTTCTCGCTGGTGAATATGAAGGGCTCAGCATGTTTGGTAGAGGTTTAGCTATCGAGGACATAGACCCTCCATCACGGGACACTACAGAAGGAACAGAATGAGGGAGGTGATAACGTGGGAAGGAGACTAACTAACGTGGAAGTTGATTTTATCAGTCTAGTAAAAAAGGGAGCCAATAAGCAACCAATCACAATCTTTAAGTCTGCTGATTATGAAGAGCCAAACCATGAAGTGAAAGGTCTTACTGTTGAGGGAACTCTAGAGTCCGGTGAAGAGATCAGTAAGTCCGAGGAGACTAAATCGATGATCAAATTCTTCAACGTCCTCAAAAACTTCTTCGGCGGGGGCGAGAAGGAGGCTGTAGTAAAGGCTGCTGATATTAATACAGAGGTAGACTATAGGTCTTTCAATTCTGTTATTAATAGTGTGAGAAAGAATATTTACGATGCCTGCTGGACGCTTCAAGATACTATAGGTTCTATTTTCTGGGACGACAAGATAACTAATGGTAAAGAGCTCATACTTAAAAACATTGAAGAGTTCAAGACTTATGTTGAGGGTATTCTAAATTCTGAAACATCTGTTCAAAAGGATTTTTTCAGTAAAGATAGTGATCGAGCTAAGGAAGCTATAGAGGTTCTTAAGTCCATTACCGATGGACTCAATGAAACTATATTAAAATCTAAGCAAGGAGTTGACGAGACCATGAAGAGAGAAGAGATACAAGCCCTCCTTGAGCCTATTACCAAGTCTATTGAGGGTCTCTCTAATAAGGTGGATAGTCTAGCTAAGCTGGTGGAAAAAGTCGAGGAGGCTGAAGGAAAGGTTGAAGAGAAGGCCCAAGAAGTAGCTAAGGCTGCTGCCGAAGCTGAGACTACTAGTGTAGTTGGTATGTTAGAGGAGATCCAGAAGTCTCTGGATAGTATTAACAATCGTGTTACTAACATCGAAGAGTTTAGAGGGATCTCTGCTCAGGAGGGCGAGCCTACTGAGGTTGAGAAATCCGATCTAGATCCAGAAGAAGCTTTCTGGGCCGACATTCTGTAAGACTAAAACGAGGAGGTTGAAAAACTATGAACAATAAAGAACTCATTGCTAAGGTCGATAAAGGCCTAGTTTCTGTAGCAGATCTTAGCGCCGGTGGCTATCTAAACGCTATGCAGTCCGATAGATTCCTTCAGGGTGTAATCGACCAACCGACTCTCATCAAGGAGTGCCGCACCGTTAAGATTAAGGGTGAGCAAAAGAAGATTGAGAAGATCGGTTTCGGTGAGCGGATTATGAGACCTGGTGTCGAGCATACGCCTCTCAAAGCTAGCGATTACGCGAAGCCTCAGTACGGTAAGGTAGAATTAAA